GGCCTCGATCTCGGCGGGCGTCGACTTCACGCGCGGCGAGAGGGCGATTGCGAGCATGTCCTCCGCCTTCACCACTTTGGGCTTCGGCTTCGGCTTCGGGGTCTTCGTGGTGGTCTTGATCATTGGGTTCTCCGTTTGCAGATGCCTTGGTTGTTAAAATATAGGCCACCCAATTGCAAGCGGAATGTTAAAAATTAGGCCACTTGAGGTTGACTATGAAAACGCACGTTCCCGGCACGGCGATTGTCGCCGATCTCGTCCCTTACGCTCGCAACCCGCGCACGCATTCCGCCGACCAAGTCGCGAAGCTGTGCGCCTCGATCAAGGAATTCGGGTTCACCAATCCGGTCCTGATCGACGAAGAGGGCGGGATCGTCGCCGGCCACGGCCGCATCATGGCCGCGCAACGCATGGGCTTGAAGGAAGTCCCTTGCGTGACGCTGATCGGTCTGACCGATGCGCAGAAGAAAGCGCTCATCATCGCCGACAACCGCCTCGCGGAGGATGCCGGCTGGAGCGACGAGTTGCTTGTCGGCTTGCTGCACGACTTGAACGGCGAGGGCTACAATCTGGAGCTCACCGGCTTCGACGAAGACGAGCTTGACGACTTGCTGAAGCCGGCAGGCGATGACGATCTCGATATCGGGTCCGACAGCGACGAGGGCTCCAGCGGCGCGGACAAGGCGTATCTGGTCTTCGGCGAGTTCCGCGTTCCGATCACCGAAGACGAAGTGAAGCGCATGTCGAAGTCGCTCAATCGCTACGTCGAGGAAAATGGGGCGCCCTACGGCTTCCCCGCCTATCTGCTCGACGGAGCCGGCGAATGAGCGCGGCCAAGAAACCGGAGAGCGCACCGCTCAAGGGCTGGTGGTCGATGCGAGACGACGCCGGCAACGTCACTGGCGTCCGCTACGTCTACGACAAGATGGGGCAAGACCAGCGCGACCGGCTGACACAGTGGTTCCCGAAGGTCCGCTTCGTCGAATGGCCCGACGAGGTCGAGGCAATCATTCCGGTAGGAGCCCCCGCATGAGGCCCGAGCGGTTCTTCGCGCCCTTCATCGTGGTGCTGATCGTGGTTGGCCTTTTGTGCCTGGCGGTCGGCGTCGCGTCGGCGGGACAGCGCTATTGCGTCGGCGATCGGTCGACGGTCGAGCACCCCTATTTCGTGCCGTGCAAAGAGGTTCGCTACGGCGAAAGGGAAGTCTGACATGCTGCACCTTGAATACGACATCACCGGCCTTCGCGGCGCGGATTACAACCCGCGCAAGATCGATGCTGAAGACCTGGCGCGCCTCGGCGAGAGCATCCGCACGCTCGGCCTGGTCAAGCCCCTGATCGTGCGCGGCGATCTCTTGGTCGCCGGCCACCAACGCACCAAGGCGTTGCGGGCGATCGGCGTCGACACGGCTCCGGTGTTTGTCCTGTCCAAGGACACGACGACTTACGACGAAGTCCGGTTCAACCAGCTTCACAACGGAACCGATCTCGACATGGGCGGCGAGGATGCTCGCATTCCTGGCGGGTTCGACACGAAAGGCTACCATGTCGTTTCCGACACGGCGAAGATCGCGGGCAACATGCGCGCACCTGGCGCGACGGTCCGAATGGAAATATGCGATCTCATCGGCCGCTATGGCTCATGGGGCGGCGTGGTAGCCACCTTCTCGGGCCGGGTCATTCACGCGGCGCAATATGCGCTGGCTGCGAAGATGCTCCGCGTCCCTCTCACGGTGTTCGCCATTCCAGACGAAGAGGAAGACCTTTATCGGTCCTTCCTCGATCGCGAATATGGCGTGTTCTGCTATGACAATCTGAAGCGGGACACATTCATTCAAACCCTGGCGCAACTGCCCAGGCTCCGCGAAGGCAAGGCGAACGCGAGCGCGCTCTATGAGCGGCATGTGATCCCCTGGCTACAGCTTAACCGCGGGGCTTCATTCATCGACTTCGGCGCGGGTCAAGGCGACTATTTCCGCCGGCTGAAGGGCGAAGGCTTCGACGCTTACGAGCTCGAATTCTTCCGGCGCAAAGGCATGAACCGCACGCTTGACGGGGGTGCCACGCAACGTATGATCGACCGCATGATTGCCCGCCTTCGCAGTCACGGCCGCTTCGATGCCGTTGTCTGTGACAGTGTCCTAAACAGTGTGGACACGGTCGAGGCGGAAAGGGCGGTCGTGACCATGCTCAACTTCCTCGCCAAGCCTGGCGCGCGCGTGTTCTTCGCGGGCCGGTCGAAAGAGGAAATCCGCTACTACTTGCGCAAGACCGTGGAATTCCAGAAGGACCGCTATCGGCGGCGGCTGGAGTTCATGGATAAGGACGGGCTGTCCGGTTTCTACCGCGAGGGCCGTTGGTTCTTCCAGAAATACCACGACGACGCTGACGTGATCGCCTTGTGCGAGCTCGCCGGCCTGAAGGTGGTCACGTTCAAGAGCGACCGCTCTATGTGGCAAGTCGAGGCGGTGAAAGAGCGTGAGCTCGATCGCGAACAAGTGGCGGAGGCAATCCGCTTCGAATTCGAGCTTCCGCTTGTCGGCGATCGGCGCATAGGGCGTTCGGCCGACATGCTGGCCGTCATGGAGACGATCTTTGCTGACCTACCACATTGACACGACGCGCAACGGCGGCGGCCCTCTCGCCAGGCATGGCTATCTGTGGATGAAAAAGGTGACGGGCTTCGACCCGCGCTTCCATTGCGCCAAGTGCCTTCAGGGCGCCTACGAGAACGACTTCGGCCTTCGCGTGCCGACGAACGAGTGGCGCGAGCTCAAAGGCTGGCAAGAGGGCGAGATCGCCTATGTGTGCGCCGTGTCGCGGCCCTACAACTGGCATCGCAACCGGCATCTGGTCGTGAGGGTGAAGAAAGGATCTAGGGCGGGCCTGGATTTGTTCACTGGCGATGCGGTGTTGCTCCAGAATGCGGAGCTCATTCGCTTCGACGGGAGAGCGGCGGCGGAGCGCTTCGGCGACAAGGGCGCGGAGTTCACCACTTGCCGCAATTTCCAGTTCGGCGCTCAGTTCTTTTGCGATGCGGCGTGAAGCCGGCCTTTGAACTTGTAGCGGAAGAGCTCGACCGCCCACATTGGCGTGGGGTTTGAGCTCTTCGACGTTGCCGGCTTCAGCCAGGCGTTGACGGTCGAGATAGAGACGCGGAGAGCGTCCGCGACTTCCTGGCGGGTGATGCCGACGAGGGCGATCGCTTCCTTTAGTTCGGGTGTCCAGTCGTCGTGCATGGTCTTCTCGCCAGCAGGGACGGGCGAGGGCGCTTCCGGAGCGATCGGCGCGGGTGCTGGAGAGGGAAGAGCGGGAGCCGCGCGTTGGCGGCTCTCTCTGGTCGGCGTTGTCTGTCTCCGGATCATGCGACCATCGGCAACCCTGCCGCCTCCAGCTTGGCGATCTCGCGACGCCGATTGAGATAGAATACGCGCACCGGCTTATCGATGTCGATCATGTCGAAAAGCTGGCGCATTTCCTCGACCGCCTCAAGGTCGCGGGTGACGGAGCGCTTCCGGATTTTGGTCGTGAGGGCCTTCGTCACAAAGGCGTCGAGCAAGCGAACCCAATTCTCGACCTTGTCCGCGTCGACCGTGCCGGAGTGCTGGCGAAACTCGATCGTGCCTTTGCCATAGAGCTTCAGATTGGTGACATTCAGCTTGCGGTAGCGCTCGCGAGAAGCAAGGCGCATGAACGACGCAAGGTCCGGAGCCTGGTCGAGCTTATCGAGAGCGATGTTGACCGCGTCCGTGCCGTAGCCGCCGAAGTCCGCACGATTGGACTTGATGTAGCTGCAATTGGTCCGACGCCGGCTCTTCGGCATGATGTGGTCGAAGAAGCTCTCAAACCAAACATACATTTTCGCGAGGTTCTTGAGCGCCTTCAGGTCGAGGCCGTCCGCGCCGAAGTGGACGTGAAACCCCGTGTTGATGTTGACCTTGGCACCGGCCGCCTTCAGCGCATCGCACAAGCGGCGAACTTCAGCGATGCCGGCTTCACCGGAAAGGATAGGCGAGACGAGCTCGCAACCGCCCGTGCCGGTCGAGCGGTCGGGCTGGATTTTCCAGCATGTCGATGTCGGCGCACCATAAGGCGCAGGCTTGATCGCCAAGCCGGGATAGAGCGTGCGGAGTTTCGAGGCGAAGGTAACTCGGGTGTAGCCGTAAGGCATGATGCATTCGAGCTCGACGCCGAACGTGCGGTTTGAAAGCGGCATAGGTTTGGCTCCGTGGTAGGAAGCGGGTATGTGATACCCATGGGTATTAAATACCCTATGGCCTAAATCTAGGCAACAAGTTTTTTTGTCAGGCATCAACTTTTTTCAGACAGGCCGCCAACGCCAGTCCCCACGCGGGATTGCGCGAGGGCGGAGCCGTGCGGTCACGGAAGGAATAAAAGAATGGAAAACCCGGAACCGAAAAAGAAAGGCAAGGGTGGTCGCCCGAAAGGCTCGACGAAGGCCAAGTCGGACCCGTTCCATGAGGTCCGCGTGGGCCGTCCTGAAGTCCTTCAGCCCGACGAGAAGACGCTGAAGTCTCTCCGTGAGTACGGCATGGCAAATCTGTCGTTCGAGCGGATGGCGGCCTTCCTCGGCGTCTCGCTTACGGCGTTGACGAACTTCCGGAAGAAATGGCCGGAGGCCGACGCCGCGATCGAGCAGGGCCGGGCGCAAATGGATTTCTCAATCGCCAAGGCGCAACTCGACGTGGCGATCAAGAAGCGCAACCCGCAAATGCTCATCTGGCTCGGCAAGCAACGCCTGGGGCAGACCGACAAGGTCGAGAACACCAACAAGGGCGAGATCGCGATCCATATCGACGCGGAAGACGCGGAGGTCTGATCGTGGCCGCCTTCGTCAAGACGCCTAAGCAGGCGGAGCAAGTGCGCCTTGTCTCCGGCCCTGCACAACACGTCATGGGCTACGGCGGGTCGCGCTCCGGCAAGACGTTCGGCTTTTGCCGGATCATTGCCCTCCGCGCGATCAAGGCTCGCGGCTCGCGACATGCCATCTGGCGCTATCGGCAAAATCACCTGATGGCGTCCATTTGGGCGGACACCTGGCCGAAGATGATGCGGCTGTGCTTCCCGCACGTCCCCTACGAAACGAACAAGGTCGAGGGCGTCATCACGCTCCCGAACGAAAGCCAGGTCTGGATGGGCGGCCTGGATGATAAGGACCGCGTCGAGAAGGTGCTCGGCCAGGAATTCGCGACCCTCTACTTCAACGAAGTGTCGCAAATCTCATACGACAGCGTCACGACGGCGATGTCGCGCCTGGCGCAGCAAACGGGGCTGAAGCTCAAAGCCTTCTACGACTGCAATCCGCCCTCCAAGCGGCATTGGAGCTACAAGCAATTCATCGAGAAGGTAGACCCGGAGAGTGGGCGAGCGCTCACCGATCCGGACAATCACGTCCACCTGAAGATGAACCCGGTCGACAACAAGGAAAACCTGGCACCGGAGTATCTTCGGACGCTGGAGAACCTTCCGGCTCGCAAGCGGGCTCGCTTCCTTGAAGGGCTGTTCGCAAACGAGAACGAAAACGCCCTCTGGAATTACGGGATCATCAAGCACGCACCGGAGGCGACTGTCGCCCTCCTGATGCCGGCCGACCTTGTGCGGCTGTTCGGGATCACTCGCGTTGTCGTGTCGGTCGACCCGGCTGTCAGCAACACGCCAGGGAGCGACGAGCACGGGATCATCGTGGCGGGGAAGGACGATGACGACAACGGCTACGTCCTGGCCGACTATTCGATGAAGGGCAAGCCGCAGGATTGGGCGACCAAGGTCGCGGAGGCATTCCGCACCTGGGAAGCCGATGCCGTGGTCTGCGAAGTCAACCAGGGCGGCGACATGGTGGAAAGCACGGTGCGAACCGTGATGCCCTATGCGCCTGTAATTCAGGTCCGCGCCACCAAAGGCAAGGGCATTCGCGCGGAGCCCGTCTCCGCTCTCTACGAACAAGGCAAGGTTACGCACGTCGGCGACTTCGAAACTCTCGAAGAGCAAATGTGCGAGCTCACGATCGATTTCGATCGGAAGGCGGCGGGCTACTCACCCGACCGTGTCGACGCCTTGGTTTGGGCCTTCACCGATCTGCTCTTGGAACAAGAGGGCGGCGGTTTCTCAGTTGGAAAGTTCTGACAATGGCGAATATCGATCCTACCGTTCCCTCCGCCGACTACAAGGCAAACCAATCCAGCTTCAAGGTGCTCCGTACGGTCATGGCTGGCACGGAGGCCATGCGCGCGGCCGGAGAAAGCTATCTCCCGAAATGGCCGACGGAAGACCCGCAGCGCTACGAGGGCCGCAAGGCCGAAACCGTGCTGCTCAACAAGCTTGAAGGCGCGGTCAATCTCGCCGTCGGCAAGCCTATGGGAACGCCTATCGCCCTCGCTGGCGAGTATGACCCGTACTATGACCAGTTCATCTATGACGTGGACTTCCTCGGCAACTCGCTCGACGTGTTCGCGCGCCGCTTCCTTGAAGACGGCGTCACCGCTGGCCTGGCGTACATTCTGGTCGATATGCCTCGCGCCGAACCTGGCATGACCCTGGCGCAAGAGATCGCCGGCAACATCCGGCCCTATTTCGTTCACTTCCGGGCTGAAGACGTGCTCTCCTGCACCGTGTCCATGGGGACGGGCCGGCCGACGGTCATTGATGCCCGTTGGTTTGAGAACGGCGTCAAAATGGTCGGCTTCACCGAATACACGGTTAAGCGGGTCCGCCACTATCGTTCCGACGGATGGGACTTATGGGAGCTCTCGGTCGACGACGCAGGCACGGAGGCGAAAGAGTGGAAGATCGTCGCGAGCGGGCCGGCTCCACTCGGCGAAGTCTCACTCATCCCCTTTTTCACCGGCCGCCGCGCCACGAAGACCGGGTTCACGGTCAAGCCGCCCTTCCTCGATCTTGCGTGGAAGAACGTCGAGCATTGGCAGTCGTCGAGCGACCAGCGCAACATCCTGAAGTATGCCCGGTTCCCGATCCTGGCGGGCTCCGGCGTCAAGATGCCGGTCCCGAAGAAGGGCGAGGACGCTCCGGTCAAGCCGGTGATCGGCCCCAACTCGCTGCTCACCACGGAAGACCCGCAAGGCAAGTGGTACTACGTCGAGGCCGAAGGCAAGGCGATCGAGGCCGGCCAGAAAGACCTTGAGCGTCTGGAGGCGGAAATGGACGCGCTCGCCATGAAGCCGCACCAAAAGGGCTCCGGCGTCATCACCGCGACCTCAGTCAAGGCCGGCGAGCGCCGCGAGAATTCGGCGGTCAAGAACATGGCCCTCAATCTCAAGGATGCGCTTGAGCGGGCCTTCGTGTTCGCGGAGCGCTATCGCGGCGCGGCCGACACGACGCGGGCGCCCTCGGTCAATGTCCAGACGGAATTCGACGACGACATGGGCAATGACAGCCCGACGATGGATAGCCTTCTGAAGGCTCGCGTCGCCGGTCAGTTGTCGCGCAAGACCTACTGGTCGGAATTGAAGCGCCGTGGCGAGCTCGCGGCAAGCTTCGACGCCGACGCGGAGGAAATGCTCCTGGCGGAAGAGGGGACGGGCTTGGGGACGGAGCCGGATAATCCCGCCACCACGGATGACCCGAACGCCACGAACGACAACCCGAACCCGGCGAAGGCGGCGTGAAGATCATGGAGCTAGTCCCTATCATCGCGCCGATCATCGATCGGCTCTTGTGGGCGACCGGCGGCTTCGTCGTCGGCTCCGCATTCACCGCCTTCGTCGTCTGGAGGGTGTTCTTTTGAGCGCCACTACCGCTAAGGCGCGCCCTGGCCTAGTTCTAGGCCGCAACCCAAGGACATCGTCATGTCTGCCCTCACTCTGGCGGCGAAAGCTGCCTGGAGGCGATTTCGTGCGACCGAACTCAGGCTGATCGACAACTGGCGAGACGTGCTCAAGCGCGCCTGGTCGGTTCGCATCCTGGCGGTCGCCGGCATCCTCTCCGGGGCCGAAGCGATCTTGCCGCTCTACAGCGATCGGTTCCCGCCGAACGTCTTCGCTGCCCTTCTCTTCGTGGTCATTTGCGCCGGCCTGGTCGCCCGCTTCGTGGCCCAAACTCCAAAGGAAAATTTCGATGAAAAGCCGTTACCTCCAGAGCGGAGCGGCGGGGCTTGCCCTGCTTGCTGCTGCCACCGCGTACACCGGGTCGTGGGAAGGAACCAAATACCGGCCGTACTACGATGTCGGCCATGTCCTTACCGTGTGTCGAGGCCACACCGGACCCGACATCATCAAGGATAAGCTCTACACGCCGGCCGAATGCGACGAGATCACCCGCAAGGACATCGTCGCGCATGAAATGCGCTTGCTGGCCTGTGCGCCGGAGCTCGGCGACGAGAAACGCGTCCCTGGCCCGGCCTATGTCGCCATCAACGATTGGGCGTTCAACGTCGGCACCGGAGCCGCTTGCAAGTCGACCCTGATCGCCAAGGTGAAGGCCGGCGATCTTCGCGGCGCGTGCCTCCAGCTCTCGAAATGGGTCTACGTCAAGGGCGAGGTCGTGCGCGGGCTCTTCAACCGGCGCGTCAAGGGCGACGCCGGCCGCGAGAGCGAGCAAGCCATGTGCCTCCGTGGCCTGAAGGAAGCCGGCCGATGATCTCCGGCGCCCTGGCCTGGCTGCTGTCGCGTTTGTCGCCAGCTGCCATCGTCGCGATCGGCGTTCTCGTCTTCTACGAGGGCGTTCCGGTCGTGAAGGAAATCGAAACGGCCGTGCCGATCGTCCGCTACGTGCCGGCGGTCGGTCCGCTGCTCGACGACATCGCCATTGGGCGGGTCGAGCGAGCCCGCCAGGCCGGCCACGGTGCCGGCGTGAGCGAAGAGCGCGCCGCCTGGGTCAAGGCCGCCCAAGAGGCCCGTGACAAGGCCGCCCAACTCCGCGCCGCCGACGCCGAACGCAAAGCCGAAGCCGAACGCCAATTCCTCGCCGACCGCGCCGCGCGCGCCATCCACGCCGGGGAGCTCAAGGAAATCCTCAATGATCTGGAAAATGCACCTTCGCCTGATGACCGCTGCCACGTTCCTTCTGTGTCTAAGCGGCTGTCAATCGGTCTGGACAAAGCTGGACGTGCCAGCGCCCGCCGTCCTGCAAACGGCGAATGAGAACCCGAAGACGCTGAAGGAACCGTGCGCGCCTTTGGTCGACGTTCCGCACCGCGATCTCACCGAAAAGGAAGTCGGGGACCTGTGGGGGACCGACCGCATCAATTACGGCGACTGCATCGCGAAGAATGCAGCGCTGATCAAGGCCGGCGCGACGCCGGCCGGAAAGGCGGTGCCGAAATGAGCGAGGGGGCAATCAAGAGAAAGACCGGCGGCAAAGTCGACAAGCTGGAGAACGAAGAAATCCTCCGCCGGCTCGCCGTTTACCGGGCCTGTGGGCTGTCCAAGCGCAAGGCCGCTGGCGAACTCGGCATCAACCGATCGACGCTACAGAAGACGCTCCGGCGAGCTTCCGAACGCGGCCTCGACGGCACGATCGCCGGGAACATCGTTCCGGAAGGATTCATCGTCCAGTCGCATTCGATCACGCGCGACGCCGACGGCTATATCGAGCGCACGTCGGTCAAGACCCGCGCCGACAAGGGCGGAGAATTCGTCAAGCCGGACGACCACCTACTGAAGGGCCTGTCGGTTCTCACGGATGGCGAGGATCGTATCCTCCTGAAGTGGCACAAGACCGACCGCGACCTGAAGGACGCGATCGACAAGGCGGAGATCATCCGCCAGGCGTTCGAAGAATTCGTGCCTTCGGCTCCCTTCATCATCCGGCCGCAGATGACCTTAGCCGAACGGCTCACGGTCTACATTTTCTGCGACTGGCACGTCGGCCTTTTCGCCTACGGGCGCGAGACTGGCCTCGATTGGGATTTGTCGATCGCCAAGCGTGTCTTGCTGCAAACGGTGGCGGACGTGATCGAGCAATCGCCACGGTCGAAGTACGCCGTCATCCTGGGCCTGGGCGACCTTCTCCACGCCGACAACGGCCGCAACATGACGGAGCGCTCGGGCAACATCCTCGACGTTGACACGCGCTATCCGAAGACCCTCTCGACGACTTCCGATCTCTTGGTGGAATCGTCCGAAATGGTCGCGGCCAAGCATGAGAGCGTCGAATTCGTCCTGAAGAAGGGCAACCACGACCCGAACTCGACCGTCGGCCTTGTGCAAGCCATGCGCATGTACTGGCGCAACTCGGACCGGGTGACGGTCGACGACAGCCCCGACCCGTTTTGGTGGCGGCGCTTCGGCGTCAATCTTCTCGGCGGCACTCACGGCGACGGTGCGAAGATCCCCGAAATGCCGCTGATCATGGCGAACATCCGCCGCCAGGATTGGGCGGAGACGACGACACGGCATTTCCACACCGGCCATATCCATCACGACACGCTGAAGGAAATTGGTGGTGTGCATGTGTACTCGCACCGCGCGCCGGTTGCCCAAGACGCATTCCACCACTCGTACGGCTTCTTGTCCGGCCGATCGATGCGGGCCATGAACTATGACTTCAATCGTGGGGCCGTCGGCTCGACTGAAGTCGAAATCCGATAGGTGACATATGGATGCGGACCTGGCGGCCGAGACTTTCGGCCCTCTGGAGGCATACGCGGATAAATCCGCGGGGCCTCCGCCCACGCTGCAAACGCAGCAATTCCAGAACGTGTCGGACGCGCCAGCGGTGAAGCCGGCGAACCCTAAGCAGGCGTTCGGCGACAAGAAACCGCCGCTTGGCTTCCTGCCGATGGCCGGCAAGCTGGCGCAACTGTCGGCCCACTATGACGGCGGGCTGAAGTATGACTTCTACAACTGGCGCGACACTCACGTCGAGGCGATGACCTACGTCCACGCGGCCCTCCGTCACCTCGAGCTTTTCTCCGTCGGCGAAGAGCTCACTCGCGACACGAAGATCAAGAACCTCGGCGCGGTCATGGCGTGCTGCGCTATCCTGCTCGATGCGCAAGAGCACGGGACGCTGATCGACAACCGCCGCAAGAGCCAGCGTGACGCCGACCTCTTGCATGAGGGCGAGGCATGGGTCGCGCACCTGAAGGCGATGCAGGGGGAACGCGATCGGCTGAAGAGAGAGGCCGCCGATGTCAAATGAGCTCACCGACGAGGAAGAGATCGTTCGTCGCCTGGCCGATCTCGATCCGGAGGTCCGCAAGTTCCTCGCGGGCCTCACGCCGAAGCGCGTCGCCTATCTGGAGCAAGCTATCCAGTTCTCGCAAGACCGCGAGACGGCCGGCCGGTTCCTGAAGTTCCTCGGCATCCTGTTCGCCTTCGTCACAGGCGCTATCGTGGCCTGGGACAAGGTCGCGGTGTACTTCACGGGGAAGCATCCATGACGCACCGGCCGAGAACCCTCAAGGGCGCCCTGGCGCAACTGGTCGCAATCGGCGTTTGCCTGGTCGCGGCGGCCTATGTGGCACACGTCATCATCGACCTTACGGCCGACGCTCGCGCGCCGGCCGTTTGCCTGAAGAGATGCCGGTGAAAGCGGCCCACGCGGCCACCGAAAGCGGCTTTTAAGCGTTTGGTTCTGGCTGTGGAACCTGTGTGCCGTTCGCTGGTTTGAGCAGAGGCGATGGTCCTTCAACGGGCTGTCGCTGACCGAAGACCCAATCTTGGTCGGCCCGCGCTTTCCCGAGCGCGGGCCATTTCCAAGCGGGAGGTTCGATGTCGAAGAACGGCGACGGACGCGAAGACGATGGCGACCAGATGCTCGCCCGCCGGCTCGCGAAAGAGATTGGCATTTCGGAGACGGTTGCCCGGGGCCTTATCAAGCTGATCGGAACCGACTGGAATTCCCTGATACGTGAAGCCAGGTTTTTGAAGGACCGGCACTAGATTGCCCGGTGCCGAAAGTCGGCGGGAATGCTTACTGTCCACCGCTAGGTTTAATGCTCGGCGCCGGCGGCATCTCGTGTCGCTCAAAACTAAGCCGGTCGACTGTCTTGACGATGGCTGCGGCCAGCGCGGCGGCTTCATGCATCACCGAAGGGCCATAGAGCCCATTAACGGCTTCTTCGCTCGGGAGAACGCCAGGAGGGCAGTGATCTTCTATCGTTCGCCGGATCAGGGTCAGCGCGGCCCTGCACTCGGATGTGTCTATCGTCGCCATGCAGTGAAACATTCGCGATAGCTAAAATGTTCCGACCACTCGCGGATCTGCGAGGGTCGCTACGATTTTCGCGAGGAAGAGCCATGAGGTTGGAACATTCTTGAACCAGCGAAGTTCGGGATTTCGGCGGGTGCCCATCTCGCCAGCGGTCGGGTTATGCATGGTGCCCGACAAAGAGCCCGTCGTGTCCCCCGGCGGGCTCTTTTCATTGCGTGACCGCCTCAACGGCTTGCAGAGCGGGCAGCAAAACGCGCGCTAGCGCCTTTCCCCGGCTTTAAGTTTTGAGCAACCGCAGTATATTAGTGTCCCCTAATGCGCTTCGCCATCATGCTCTTCTGCTGGGTCGCATTCTTTGGCTGGAATCTCGCGGCCAATCATGGCGCATTTGTCGAAGCGGTCGGCACCCGCATTTCTCATTTAATCCATCTGATAGGGCTCGTCTGAGGGACCATTGTCATGGCCTTGCCGATAAGTGGCGGCTTATGCTGGCAACCGTTTCAAGAGGTGTATCGCCTGGCCCGCGAGGACCGCGAGGACGCGGGACGCTTCGGCGGCGTAGGAGAGCGGCCCAACGGAGAACTATATCGACGACCATGGATGGACGCAGCCGCTATCAGGGACTTTGGCCCAATTGTGAGGCGCTGCTTTCAGTTTGTACTATCCACCATCGAGTCGCGCGGCGTCAGTGGGATGGAACGGGTCATATGCAGACAGCGGCCAAATTGATTGCAGAGCTTGGCGACAGCATCGAGGCGATCAAAGCCCATCTCGCGACAATGGATGACCACACCCTCAGAACCCTTTTGGAGTCCATGCCAGGACAGTCGGTCGCTGGCAGCGCCGAAATGACGATGACGATTCTAATCTATCGCGAGATGGAAATCCGCAAGCGCGACAACAACGTCGTACCGTTCCCGCCGACAGCTAGGCTGGGAAACTAATAGCCCCGGCGACGGGGTCAGTCGCCGGGGCCTTGGCCATGTACGCGATACAGGCATGTCCGCGTATGAGAGTGGTCTAATATGGTCAACAAATGGTGAATCGTCGGCCGGCATCGGACCTTTTCGATTTCAAATAAGACCTTTGTCAATTTGCGGCGCTCCCCATTCTCAGCAAGCCTTGCCCGGCGCTCCACCGTTCCTCACGAACGGAGGAGCGCGGGAGCCCGGCTCACCTGTTCTGGCGACATGACACTCTCCTCGATGAGTGGGCCGGGCTTTCCCGAACTATTTCGCCGTGACCGGGTAGACAGCGGCCAGCGGAAACGCGCGTTGGTGCCATCTACGTCGGCTTGTCGACCAGTGGCGTTTTACGCTTCGGCGCCACATGGCTGGTGACGAGCCGCACGGCACTGCGCTTGACCGTGATGCCGAGATCCTTGCCGCCGATCGTCACCGTGTCCTCATCGACGCGAACAACCGGGCCGATTAGCTCGATCTTCTGGCCGCTGCTTATGTGTGGCGTGCTATCGACGATCGAATGCGGGTGATCGTAGGATGGGATCAGCACGCTGATTCTGTCCTCTGTCACGCGCTTGCGCACGGTTGCAGTGATGGCGACCTCGTCGCCGATCTTGATAGAGTCCTTCGCCATGCCATGACTCTGGCGCGGCCGGCGGCGTAGTCAAGCGTTTGCTAATGGAACATTCCGCCGACAGCGAAATTGGGGTGGTGCGGCGCGTAGGAGGATGGTCGCGCCGCGATGTGTCGGGAAGAGACCCCTCGACCGACCAGAGAGCCCATCTTCCCCAGCGGGTTTGATGGGCTCTCACACACTTTCGTTCTCGCTTTAACTTTTGTTGGTGCTTGCCGCAGCTGTATGCAGTAGCGCTAATATGCCTCGCCTGACGATCGGTGGGCGAAGCCAAACCACTTCTTGCCCGTCGGCTCCGGTCGGCGGGCTTTTTTATCGGGGGGCTGACAGGTGGATCGTTTCGAGGTGCCTCTCGAATATGGAGAGTTTTTCGTCGTATCCAACGCGAACTGTCGCTCCGCAGCCATCGCATTTGTACCTGCTGATGGTTTTGATCCACGAGCCCTTTTTTACGAATGTAAGTGAACAATCGGGACACGTTAACGCGAGCGGCGTGTCGTTCAATTCAAGTGACAAGGGCATGGTGGTTTACTCGTTGGAGGGACTCACGGGTACTCACAACTTACGAAAGGCCAAGAGTTTCCCGACGTAGGACCTCTTTGGCTGTGGATTGGACTTTGGTCGCACCGCCGATGATGATTGGTGACGATGCCACCCGTGTGACAATGGTGGGCGGGGGCGGGCTGCTGGAGAGTCACTAGCCGCTCACTTCGCGAAATCTTTGGGCTCGCCAGTTTCAGCCAAACTGAACTCGTGCACTGATCCTAGCCGTTCATCAACGACCCTGAACCAGTGTTTCTGCAACGCCCTCGGCGAGATCGGGCCGCCCGCAACCCGTTCGGCCGCATTCATCGGGTTGTCATCGTCCACGGTTTGGGATGCGACAAGCCGCTCGCCACAGAATTCTTCAACCTGGTATGTCGGCATGTAGTTACCGACCTTTGAGCGCTTTGGCTTCCCGCTCCAGCGTTGCACGGTCATTGCCGTGCTTTGATATCAAGTCCCTGACCTGTTGGGGCGTAATGCCGGCTTTCTCCGCAAAGTACCGCACCTCATAATCCTCGTCGGCTGACACCCGGTTGCGGTCGCGAAAGTCACGCTTGCTCTTATCGTCGGCCATGCCCTTTCCTCCAGATGAGAACGGATTGAGCGAAACGTGGGAATCTGGAGTTCGTTGCAAATCGAGAATCATTTCCTGCTTCGGAACAATTTTAGCTAAAGCTTATTGAATCGCGGTTTGTGCGGGTCAGTGTATGCGTCTTAAGTTCGTAGAGCCCTTGTTGCCGACGCTGGTCGAGAAGCCTCCCGAGGGGGACGGCTGGATACACGAAGTGAAGTTCGACGGTTACCGGTCGCAGATCGTGCGCGACGACGCCGGCGTGCGCATCTTCACCCGGCGCGGCGTCGACTGGACGATGAAATACCGCGACCTCGCCAAGGCGGCCAGCGACCTCGAGGTCGAAAGCGCCATTATAGACGGCGAAATCATCGCCTTGAATGATGCTGGGCTTTCCAACTTCAAGGTTCTGCAGAAGGCTTTAAAAAGCCGCCAGCACGACCTCTATTTCGTCGGCCGTCGCCAAGAAAGACCAGGAGCGCGTCACCTACGCCTGGATGTATGGCCAGCAGGCGCGCAAGGACTGCAAGGAACGTGTTGTGCCGGCGTATTGGGCCGAGCATGCCGATGCATGGTTACAGGGCTTCGACGGTGTCCCGCTCGGAAGCGAGCCGAAGCCCGTGGGCGATGCCCTGGAATCTGAACTAGACGAAGGCGCGGTGAGCGACCCCGCGCAAAGCGCTCGGGTCTGATCGGCATTCATTTAACTTTTGTTAGTGCGCCAAGTAGGTCCATGCGGTAGCGCTAATTTGCTTTGCTGCTGCCGCTGGCGGCGACGCAAAATCCTTTGCCCGTTAGCTCCGTCGGCGGGCTTTTCAGCATTTGGTTGACTAAGGCACGCCGACTCGGCAGTTTATTTCGTCCAAAATTGAGAGATAGAAGTCATGACTGCTTATGTCCGGCAGAGGCTTGCGGAAATTGAAGCTGATCCAGCCCTACGTCAGGGGCCGGGTGCGGAGGTTTCTTCCCAGGACCAACGCAGTTTAGCGGCCGAGATACTTTCCGGCCTAGGGTATGGCATACGCCTATTGATCGTCGCTCATTTGCTGGAGAAAGAGAGAAGCGTCTCGTATTTGCTCTCTCAGATTAAGTGCAGCCAGGCTAGTCTGTCACAACATCTAGGCAAGCTGCTTCATCTCGATATCGTCGAGGCGCGCTACCATGGCGGTCGTCGGTACTATTCTTGCAAATCGCCGGAAGCCAAGGAGGTGGTCCGTCTCCTAGATCGCCTCGTCAGCGAAGAAATGATCCCCGGGGGAACATAGCCTCAGCCAGTTGCTTGAGGTTGATGAGCACGCGCGGCGTTAACTTCCTGCACACATGGATTTCGAGCAACCTGGACCGCGTCGAAAGTTTCGACATCATCTCGGTGGCTGACCTGGTGCAAACGCTTTTTGCCGACGCCAAGGCGGCTGGAATCAGCAGCAACGAACTCGAAGAAGAAACCGGTAGCGTCTACCAGGCCGTACTTGAGGCGATTATGCATCGGTCGGGCGGCGCAGGCGGGTAGGGCCTTAAGCTCCGTCAGCTAAACGAGCAATCCTGCTGAGTGTATCCATAACCCGTACAGAAATTGCGCATGGCAAGAACTCTCCCTGAGTTGAACGACGATGATCTACACATCCTCATTACATGGTCGACAGCGCATTTGGCGCGCAATAATTTGGATGCCGATCGACGCCGAGTGGTCGAGCGGCGGTATGCAATGTACATATCGGAGGCCATTCGCCGCTATCGAGAGCGATTGCCTCAGAGCGGACGATAAAGTCGAAAAAGGTGGCCGGCGTCCTTGGGGGTAAAGAATGGGCAGAACGCCGGCCCGACGGATTTCTCCGTCGCATATTCAAACCAGCTAATGTCGTAGGCGCGGATATGGTGCGAACGCGTGGGTTGCCGATCGAACCGCGTTAAGCTTGGGGTCGAACGCCTTTGATCGCGGCCGCGTGAAGCCGTTGCGCGGCGAGGAGGATTTGCGGCACGCTTCGGTGCAGGATTTCCGCGAGGAATGACGCTCGCATTGGTACTAAACCGAACCGTCTTTTGCTATTGAAAGGCCAACTCCGCCGGATTTATAAAAAAACTCAGTTGTCATTGCTTTCGGAGGAGAATTGCGATGGACAGCATAACCATAAACTTGAATGGCGATCCGCGCGTTGAAGTGGTCGAAGCCGGCGGTGAGTGGGACGTTCGCGTGGTCGAGGAAGACCAAGAATTTACCCGATCGTTCGTGCTGGAGTCGTACGCGCTCTCATTTGCGGAAGGCCAGCGCAGACGCTTAGGGCTGGATAACATCGTTCGGATGTAGCAGGGGAACCTAAGCCGGCTATTGAGCTTAAAGCTCGATGAGCACACGCGGCATCAACTTCCTCGATAAATGGATGGCAGAGCAGCTGCCCGAAACCGCGACCGACGATCCGATCGTCATCAGCGACCTTGCGGACAAGGCTATGAGCGCGGCGGACCGGGCAGGCATTCCCACGACGGAAATCAGTGAGGAAGTGCCCAGCGTGTTCGAGGTCATCGTCGAAGCCTTGGATCATCGCGATGGCGGCGAGCTTTGATCCTGTAAATGTGCTATGATTCGACCGATGGGAAAGAAGGCGAAGCATAAGGCAAAACTGGCTGTTGCGGCCCCACTGGATGGCGAGCTGGAAGCGGAGGCCACTTACTATGCCCGCAAGGTCGGCATCACCATTCACGAAGCCGCCACGATTATCCGGGAAGCCTGCTCATCAAAGATGCCTGTCGGCCGAAAGAAACAGGTCCGCCGAGTCTGATCTAGGCCACAGCTTGACTCGCACGAAGCGTTCCAATTTTTTGGGTCCGCAACGACTCGTGATCGCAGAGAAGGACCATGCCCGCCGATCGATTGAAGGCCCGCGAAGTCGACGGCGCCTATGAGGTGTTCGACGGCGACGACGTGCTTGGGCGCTTCGCGAGTATCGTCGAGATGGCGCGATTCGTTCGCGATCGCGGGGCGCGCTTCTGGCTCGATTGGGGGCGGACAGTGATCAACGGGAACTCCCTCCCACACGACTTTTCCCCGAAGTTCCTGGGATCAGATTCCGTCGGCCGCGTCATGGGCGAGACGCATGGGCCGAGTGCCGGGATATGGTCCTGGTCGTGCTCGACACATGACCGCCGTTGGCGCGGCCACGGCGGCGGCCGGGGGAAGGTGCAACACGAAGGATCTCGCGGTGTCAGAACTCGAGGTCGAGTTCACCCGCTACATCGCTGATACGCCTGACGGCTGGTCACCTTATGCGCAGGCGAAGGGGCTTTGAACAGGCAACGCCGAAGACAGCGGCTCCTAGGCCAAAAGTCCGACTCCAATACAGCGTACGGAGTGATAAAACTTTGCCTTCCTCATCAGGGGAGGCGCGGGATATGTCAGAACACGTTCAAGGTTCAGCGATCCTGGTTGTTGAAGACCAAGCGCTGGTAGCCCTCGACATCGAGGATGCGCTGGAACGGGCAGGTTTGGCGCCTATCTTGTTTAATTCGTGCGCGAAGGCCGAGGGCTATTTGTCCGAATATCGGCCTGATGCGGCGGTGCTCGACATTCGTTTGCCAGACGGCGAATGCACTAATGTCGCAGAAAAGCTCGTAGATCTGGGCGTCCCGTTCGTCGTGCACACGGGCGCCCTCATTGATGGCGTCGATCCGGTGTTTCGGCTCGGGGAGTTTGTCCCAAAACCGGCCGATGTCGAAACGATCGTTGAACGTGTTCGGTCAATGCTCTCGCTTGCGGGGCCTGATCAGTACGTCCCAGGGGCAGGGTCAAAACCTTGAGGCGCGAGAACATGCTACGCCACGCGACGTTGCGGTTCACCCGCGAAGAAAATCCCTGAAGTATCGCCCGATTGCAGAAGCTGCTAGTTACAGCAACTTGGGATTGGCGGCGCAGAAAGGGTTTGGGGATGGATATTACTTCATGGGGTATAACGGCTAAGGACATCGCGCTCGGTTCGGCTTTCACCGCCATTGGGATAATTGCTACGTTCCTCGCACTTTTCCTGTCGCCCAGTGTAGGTGAATTTGTCGCTAGGCGGCGAGAGCGCAAGCTTAGCAAGAGGCGGGACAGCGAATGGCGAATGTACCGGCTAGTCAAGGATTTTCGAACCGGCAAGAAAGACCGGTATGTCAACTACCTTACCCTGGCGACTATGTCGATTATAGCTGCCGTCCTTTCTAGTACGGTGATGGTAGACGAGCACATAGCTAGAGAGGCGCATCCGTCAATAGTTCATAGCTTGGTTGGGGGAGCCATCGCCTTATTTGGCTACCTTTTGGCCGGGGCGCTTTTGTATGCGATATCCGATACTGAACGGCGATATCGAGATTTTGATCAGTACCAGAGGCGGGTCGAAGAGAAGTTTGGTCTGCCAGTTGACGACGAGCCAACAGAGGTTTCGGGGTCCGCGCCTCCGCAGCGGTTGATTGAGGGTAAGGCGCCGCGAGAGCGACAGAAGCTTCAACGCAAGGGCGCTTGATGGTCATGCAATCCTCGGCTGGCTTTCGCTCGGCCCTTTAGGTTGACGATCATCATCGAATTGCCTCCAGAAATACCGGCCAAATGTGCTCCCAAAACCCGACGCATTGCGGGTCGCGCTCGCGCCGCTCGATGTCGCCATAGTCCCCGTCGTAAACGGCCAGGATGTCGGCGTCCGAAAGCAACTCGTCGAAGAATTCGTGTGCGTCGTGGTTGCCTTCGCTCGCCTCGGCGGCTTCCCATGCGCCTCGCGCCTGGCTCTTCGTGATCTCGCCATTGCGGCTGCGTTCGAGCACAAGGCGCTTGATGCCCTCGACCGTCTTCCCGGGGCTGAAGACCTGGCCGCGTGTTTGCTCGGCGACCTTGCTGAAGAAATACCCGAAATTGAGGCTCGCAAGGAATTGCTTCAGCGTCTCATTGCCGATCGCGGTCCAGCAATAGCCGAAGGTGCCATAGCTGGAGAGGGCCAGGAAAAGCCCGGAGCTCTCGTCGATCGTGATGTAAGCCCATTCCCCGCGCTTGGCGCTCCGGATCGTGTAGAGCTCGACCTTGCTTAGGCCGATCGTCGCGGCGATCTCGATCTTCGCTTCCGCGTTCATCGGCCGAACCCCTTCGCCATAGCGCGGGCAAGGTCCGGCTCTTCGCCGCACCCTTCGTGAACGTCGGTCGCTTCCATGCAGGTATCGAAGGGGCCGATCGCGTCGTAAGACGTGCCGTCGGGGTCGTAGTAGACGATCCACCATCCGGTGTTGTCGGGCGTCTCCAAGTCGATGATTTCCTCGATCTTCTCGTATGATCTCTCAGGCATAGCGTGGGCGGTCATGTTGCCGGCTCCTAGATCGCGTTGCAGTCGAGAAGGATGAACCGGCCCGTCTTGCCCGACTTGTCGAGCTTGACGTGAGCGATCTCGACCATGTCGCCGTCGGCAACGTGGCGGGGCCGGATGCTGGCGTGGATTTTGTCAGCCCGCATCCGCGTGACGTTGTCGAGGAACCCGTATCGATCCCCTCGCATCCATGTGTCGGTATAGGCGGGAATTTGAACCCGTTGCATGTCGTCTCTCCGTGGTAGGGAAGGTCGATTTTTAGGCCGCGCGTCGGAGCGCCGTCAAGCGCTTCGACAAATAAATTTGTCAGTCAGCGTCGGGGTCGGGGCCGTCGTCGTGCTCGACGTTGAAGGGCTCGCAAGCCTGAAAGATATTGCTGTATTTCCGCGCGTCCCGCTCCTGCTTACGGAACTGGTCGGCGAGCTCTTGCGCGGCGGCTCCGGTGGGATACATCGCACCGATTGGCCCGGTCTTGATCGCGGCCAGCTTGTCGAACTCGGCGGCGTTCTCGCGGTAGCGATCGGCCGCCAGCGAGCAAATCTCGGCAAGCGTGTAAATGTCGTCGTCAACGAAGCGAATGGTCTTCATGGCTCAAGCCTCCCTGGCGTCGAGAATGTCGGTTTCGTAGTCGCCATTGCCGCATTCCTTCGCGGCGAGAGCGACGGCGAGCGCAAGACGGCCGCACCACCCGACGTTGCCCCAGGTGTCGAAAAAGCCAGCGGCGCGGCGTTTCTCGATATCAGCCAGGCGCTTCGCCAGCTTGCCGGCGACGTAGCTCTCGACGGTGTGGCCCTCGATCTCGGCCTTGGCCGCGGCGACACGCTTTTCGTTCTGTGCGGCGACGCGGGCGGCTTCCTCGGCGATCTGCTCGGCGCTGTCGCGCTCGGGTGTGCAGTAGCACTTTTGCGGGTAGGGATCGTTGCCGTCGGCAATCTGTGTCCAGTAGGCGAAATCCCTCGCGTCGCTCCTGGCCCAACTCTTGTCGCTGGCCCAAGAAAGCGCCGTCTGATATCCGCCACGGCGCACAACCGTATGCGTGTAGGTTCGCGCGGTCTGGCGCGTATGGATGCCGCCGGCTTTGTCGGTGGCGATGTATTTCGTCTTGGGCATGTCGCTTCTCCGTGGTAGGTGGCCTAGATTTAGGCCACCCTTTACGGGAACGCAATAGGGTCTGACAAAAAATTTTGTCAGCCGTTTTTGAACCGGGTTCCGGCCAGCGGAAAGGTCTGGCCGTCGCCGGCAAAGAGGCTGTCGCCGGCCGGCTCGACGAAGCCCATCTTCAAGAGGGCGTCGGCTTGATCCTTCGCGACGCGAACGCCGGTCGGATGCATGAACCAAACAAAGCCGCCCTGGTTCGCCTCGGCGCTGGTCGCGGCGACTTCCTTACACAACACCGCGCCGGCCTTCAGTCGGCCTAAGAGCTCGCGGAGCGCGGCGGGGAGCTTCCTTTCGTCGGGTCTGGCCATCGCCGCGCCCTACCTGAGAAGCGCCCAAACCAGCCAGGCGACGAGCGACCCAATGATCGCCGCGACAAGGCGGAATAGCGGCACGATGTCGAAGCCGCCGCTACTCTTCTCGCTGGAGGCAAACCAGGCGAAGAGGGCGGCGGTAATCATGAGCGGGATAATCCACCATGAGATCGTGACGGAAAAGCTCATGCGGCCCTCCCAAGACGCTTGGCGGCCTTTCGGGCGCGCTTGGCCTCGGCCCTGGCCTCCGTGCTCGCCTGGAGCTCCGGCACGCGCGGAGGCTCGACCGTCGGCGGATGCCGCCAATAGGGCTCGACGGGACCGAAGAGCCGGCCCTCATGATTCTGGATTTCGATCCAGCCGTCGTCGGCGTCGTATGCAAGAACGTCGCTCCGCTGCTGGCCGTCGAAAAGGATGCCGACCTTGCGGGCGAGGGCGCGGGTTTCGCGGGTGAGCCGGAGCCGGCGCGGCGGTGCGCCATCTTCGGGGCCGATCGTCGGCACGGGCGGCGTGGGCGGCTCGATCACGACGGCCGCGATTTGCGCTGCGGCCAGGGCGGTAAACAGTCCAAACCTCATTTCAGTTCGCTCCAGTGGTAGAAAACGGGAAGGGTTGAAGGTCTTGGCGGAGGTAGAGCGGGTGGCCGGGATAGCCGGCCGCCGTGAGCTTCAGGGCGAGCGGTTCGGCTCCGGCCTGGCGGATGATGTCCAGAACGGCCGCGCCGCGCCCCATGAGCGCGCCATGGGTTCCCCAACCGCAAACCACGCGGTCGGCTTCCTTCGCGATCTCGGCGAGCGCCTGGTCGTTGCCGGGGCCGTTCGGATCGGCGTGCGAATAGAGCCCGCGGGGATCGGTCGACCGGAGAGCGAAGGCGTTGCCAAGTATTAAGCCGCCGTAGCCCCAACGCTTCGCGTAGGCGATGCAGCGGCGAATGGTCGGATCGTCTTGGACTTCGTCGGCGGTCGACGGGTTGAGAAGGATGAACGCGGCCGACTTGCCGTCCGCCCAACGGCGACGAAGGGTGTAGCGCCAGGTACGGCACGGCGAGAAGGTCGCCGGGAGATCAGTGGACATAGCTGCTGGCCTCTTGCGGGTGAGGAATGACGCCGCGCGGGAGCGGCAAGAGGAATTGACGATCGACGTTGCCGGTGCCGGCAGAGGGGAAACTGACGACGACATGCGTTCCGCCGTCGTCGCGTTCGACGCGGCCGTGCCAGCCGCTTATCGCGACGACACGGTCGCCAGGGTTGAAGCGCGCCGTCATGCCGGGAACTTCAAGCCGGTGATCGCGCGGGCGCCCTCGACGCCTTCCTTCGACCAGAGCCACGGATATTCCGGGTCGGTGTCTTCGTCGTCGGTTTCGCCCTGCCTAATCCAGTAATGACCGAACTTGGCTTCCTCGACATATGCACGGGCGTCCATGCGGTCGAAGCCTTGCTCTTCCAAGAGCTCGACCATCATTTCGTTGAAGGCGTCGCTCGCGTCATCCATCGGCACATGGCCGTCAACGAAGACAGCCCAGGGCGCGCAATCCTCGGTCGTGTAGACCGTCCATTCGAGCGCGCTCATGCCGCTTCGTCCCTGACATGCTCGATCGGGCTGTCGGGCGCGGTGCGCCAGTCAGGCCATTTGCGAGCGATGTTCTTGTCCAGCTTGGCCGTGAATCGGGCCAGGATTTCCAGCGGCTCCAGACCCAGGCGTACAAGCCCGTTGATCGCGAGAAGGGCGACATCGACCCACTCTTCCGGATCGTCGGGCTTATCCTCGATCTCGATCAATTCGCGGCGGATATGCTCGACGGTGCCGGCGGTGCGCTTGCCGGGGCCAAACGTCATCAAGTTCCAAACCTTGAAGCGGGTCAGCCATTGGGCACCGATCGCGGTCTTGAGCTCGGCGAGCATGATCGCCCGGCCAGCCTTCAGATCGTCGACCTGGCGCTCATAGTCGCACCGGATTATCCGCTCCATTTCGAGGCATGTGCGGACGTGGTCGAGCTCGGCGACCAGGCGGGCGACATCGTGGTTTGCAGCGTCCCGAAGACCCTCTGCATAACCCTTGGCGTAAAACGCCGCGTGACGCGCCGCGCTCACCGCTGCACCATGCCTTTCGGCGGGCGCACGCGGCCGATCGACCAGGCGTGGGCGGCCATCCAGAGCGTGCCGAAGTCGTCGACGAAGTAGAAGACCTTTTCGCCGCTTCCGCGCTTCGTGTAGGCGATGCCGATCTTGCGCATGGGTCGGCCGCCGGTCAGGGCGGAGAATATCTTGCGGAGCATTTCGCGTTCCTTGTGTGGTAGGTGGTCACGCCGCCTTGCGGTCGTGTTCCATGTCTTCGTTTTCTTGCTCCGCCGCCTGGCGCTTCGCCGTCGCGGTCGGGCAATCGCAAATGAGCGCTTCCTCGAAATCGCACCAAAACAAGGTGTCGAGGCAATGATCGCAGTACGGCCGCGCGCTCATTAGGCCGCCTGCTTTTGGACATACTCGACGGCGATCGCGAGGTACTTGTTGAAGACCTTGATCGTGTTCGGGTTCTTCTCGATAAACAGGCTATGCAGAAGTTCGCCGTAGCCAACGCTGGCCTGCTTTGCCATGTGGGCTATCGTGTCGGCCACGATCTCGGCCGTTATCTTCAGTGCGATTGCGTCGCGGGTGCTCATTTCTCGTCTCCTGCGGTAGTGGCCTAGATTTAGGCCGCTACAGGAATTTCGTCAACAACTTTTGTTGTCAGGCCGCCGCTTGATCGGCCGGCGCTGGCCGGTGCGGGGACGCCTGGCCGGCCGGCGGAATTCGATGTCGAGTTGCGCCGCGATATCTCGCTCCAATTCGGACAGGATGATCTTGGTCGCGAGATCGGCGTCGGCGTAGTGATCGGGCTCGACCGTGGTCATGCCGCAAGCGCTTTCGACGCGGCCAGGGAGTATTGCGCAACGCGCTTCCCGTGGTCGCCGACCTCGATCAGGTCCATCGTGATATGATGGCCCTTGGCCTTCAAGTCGTGGATGCGCGCCCCAAGGCGGAGGCACCCGTAATCCTTCAGCGCCTCCAGCGGCGTGATCGTCCCCAACACCTGAAGGTGTTCAAGGATCAGGTCGTTTTGCGAAGTGGTATTGGTCGCCATTTCTGTTTCCTTCGGTGGTAGGATTTAGGCCACAACGCGCGTTGCGCGATCGAGGCGGGAGCTCATTAGCTTCAGCCGCCGATTGACGCGGATGCGGAAGTGAATGAGCCGGAAAACCAAGGGCTCTCCGGACTTCGGGCTCTCGATCATGCGCCGGAAAAGCTTCTCCGGCATATGACCCTTTACGCGGTTACAATGACTGCACGCGGCAACGATGTTGTTCCTGTGATCCTTGCCGAAAACCGCCTTCGGGATGACGTGGTCAGCCGTGGCCGTCTTCGGGGTGATTGCGTCTTCACAGTAGGCGCACTCATTGCATTGCCTGGCCCTCGCGTCGTCGCGATAGGCCCGCATGAAGGCGGCATCCAGCTTGCATTGCTGGCGCGCCATGTAACGCCGTTCGCGGCGGCTCATGATCGATTAGACCCGGCTGGCGACAGCGAGGGCGGCGTCCAGATGGGCGACCGCGCTCCAGATGGCGTAGAAGAGATAGACGGTCGCGGCGGCGGCGATGGCGCGATAAAGCGCGGCCGGGATGATCGGCGTCGAAAGCATGTCAGACGTTCCTCGTGGTAGGTGGTAGGACGCCTAAAATGCTACGCGCTTTTTATGGAAAAGCAACAAGAAAATTTGTCAAAACAACAAAAGAAATGGTCGAGCCAGGGCGGTCCGACCGTTTCTTCAGTAGAGATCGCGGCCGGCCTTGCTCACGCGTAAGATCACGGTGTTGACGTTGGTCCCGACCGACGAGAACGAACCGGCAGGGAGCTCCGTGAAGCGGCCCTTCAGCTTGGCGATCATGGCCCGGAAGGCTTCGGATTTCTTCGTCTCGCGGAACTCCGTCCCCGCCGACATGATGGCAACAAGGATGCCGTCCGGCTTCAGGAATTTGAGCGCATGAACGACGTGGTCGATATCGCGCTCGCGGTCGAAGGGCGGGTTCATGACGACGCGATCATAGAGCCCGGTTGTAGACGGCTCCAGGCGGAGGAAGTCGCCGGCATAGACCCTGGCATACAGGCCGGATGCGGAGAGGGCCGACACAAGGGCTGGCTGGATTTCCACCACGTCGACTACAGCCTTTTCGACATAGCCGTTGCGCGGCTCGCGGCCCGCACGAAGGCAACGACGCGCCAGGTTGCCGGTGCCTGCCGACGGCTCCAGAACGCGAAGGGCGTGCTTCCCTTCCTCGACCACGAACGACACGGAACCCACCGCGCGCTCGGCGGCATCGTCCGGCGTCGGGAAGAAGCCGAAATTCCGCGCCGGAGTGTGCTTGACGTTCGCAAAAGGATCTTCGGGGGTCGCCTGGCCGTCGGCGATAGTGGCCCCATACCAGTCCGCCAGGATGCGGTTCACCTTCTCGACCAGGTCTTTCCGGGTAAACCAAAGGTGCATGTTGCCATTCTTGAAGATGCGGACCCGGAAATAATCGCCCTCATGCTCGGATTGCGACGCCAGGAAGCCGCGACCGCGTCGCGCCTCGTCGATCACGCCGACGATGCCGGCATAGCTCGCCTTGACGCCCTTGCCGTCCAGAATGGTGAAGGCGCGCTCGATATCCATGAGCGTGTCTTGGTGGTTGCGGTAGAAGCTCCAGCTACCGAATTCGTTGAAGGCGTGGTCGATGATCATCCGCGACCCGACCTTGAAGCCGTCATGCGACTTGAAGCGTCGATCGAGCTTCGAAAAGGCGTTCGCGACGCCCCGATGAAAGATCATCCCGGCGTCGCCCGCGAACCGCTCCAGCGTCGCGATGATGTTCTCTTCGGTGACGGGCGGCATTCCCGCCTCGATCTCGTCGGCGTTGATGAGCTCGCCGCGATGATTCGTCTTCTCGGGGACATAGGCCATCTGCTTTCGCAGTTGGTCTTTCGCTTCCTTGTCCATGAGCCTTTCAAGGTCGGTGCGCTGGATAATGGCGCCCCAAACGGAAAGGTCGATCAGCCGGCGCGCAGTGCGGAGATAGCCCTCGCGATCGGGGCGGGTGACAGCGGAGAAGAACGCCTTCACTTCGCCGGCGTGGGCGGACGTGTAGGAGCTCGCGCAACCCATGAAGGCGCGTTTCGCCATTTCCATTGCGGCCTCTTCAGCGTCGGCCGCCTCAATGATCTTGGCGTGCGCCACTTCGTAGAGCGCCAGGGCCTTATCCCTGGCGCTCACGATCTCCGCGACGGTGTCGCGTGGCATGATCGCGTTCATGCTGCGGCCTTCAGCGGAGCGGCCAATCGGGCGAGCTCATTGCGTGCAAAGTCGCTGTCGCCGCGCATCGGCATAAGGATGATGAATTCCTTCGCGTCGGTGTCGGCTCCGGTGATAGTTGCCGGTGCCCCGGCATCGTCGACCCACATTTTGACGCGGGCGTTGTGCTTCAGTTGCTCCAGCGTGGTCAGCACATAGGCGGCATTGAAGGAGATTTCGCCGCCGGCCGGGGAGGCCAGTTCGACGCCGTCGAGGTATTCGATGCCGGAAGCGTCAAGCGTCTTCGCGCCAATCGCTGTACGGCCGTCCCCGAAGGCGAATTGAATAGCCCGACCGCGCTCGGTCGCCGCCGCCATGACGCGCTTCGTCGCGGCCTGGAGGGACAGCCGGTCGAAGATCGCCGATTGCTTGGCTTCGGCCCTCTTCGGCACGATGCGCCGCCAGTCAGGGAAGGTGCCGTCGATCGTCTTCGTCCAGAGCGTCACGCCATCAAATTGGAACTCGACGCGATGGCCGTCGCCCACCCGGATTGTGTTCGGCTTCGGAAGATTCAGCAGCACGGCCACGGCGGAGCGCGGCAAGATGGTTCCGGAAAGGGCCGCCGCGTCGAAGTCGAGCGGATAGCAGGAAAGCCGGTGGCCGTCGGTGGCGACAACGCCGTGCTTGCCGTCCTGGCCGTCGAAATAGACGCCGTTCAAGTAGTAGCGGGTTTCCTCCGTCGAAATGCTCGGACTTGTGAAGGCGAGGGCAGCCTTGAACTTGTCGGTTATGCCGCCGATCGTGGCCGCTGTCGCGGGCATATCGAGGCTTGGGAAGTCGGCCGCGTCGAAGCCTGGGAGGCGATACAGGCCGCCGGGAAACGTCAAAGTCGCCTTGGCTTCGGCGTCAACGTCGATCTCGATCTCCGCGTCTTTGTCGATCAACCGGATGATCCGCTCCAGATAGGAGTAGGCGACGCAAGCACGCCCTTCCGCCTTGATCGAGCCGAACCCTACCGACATCATCATGTCGAGATTGGTTGTCGAGGCGCGGGCGCCCTCGAAAAGAACCGCGCCAAGGATCGGAATCGTATTCCGGGCCTCGACGAGCGGTTTAAGTGTCTTCAGAGCGGTGCTTAAAAGCCCCGCGGTGGTTTCCAGATGGTACATTTTCGGCTCCGTTGCTTGGTAGGAAATGGCGGGTTTCCTGTTCGTCACCGCCCCCGGCTTGACCATGGTCGAACCGGCACGCCCTCCGCCTAGCGGTCCTCGGCTTCGGGTTTCAGCTTCTGTTGCCGGGCTGGAGGCTCCGGCAAGGTGCCGCGCTATGTCTGGAATTAGGCCGCCAGGGCGGCCGGTTCGGGAAGGATGAAGAACTGCCTTCCGCCCGACATTTCCGCCGCCATGGTGAGGGCGTCGGAGCCGAAGAATTTGATCTCGTCGGCGGGAAAGCTTTTGCGGAGCTCGGCCTCCGTGCATTGGCCGGAGCGATGGGTTAGGTCGATGATCTCCAGCGCCATCTTGCGAATGCTGACATGGTGATGCTTCGCGCGGTGCTGAAGCCAAACAGTGTCGAGCTCGGCGAAGACCTCTTCAAACGTGGCAGCGTTCACATGCAGCGCCGGAAGGCTCATGTCGGTTACACCGCGCGGATAGATCACGGCGCGTACCGGCGTCGTGTCGCTGGACATGGTGATGGCGATGTAAGCCTTCGGGCCGACCATGGCCTTCAGGCGCTCCAGGGCGTTGTTGATCTGTGCCGGGGTCATGCTTCGTCTCCTGTGGTAGGGGTTGAGTTTTAGAGGTCGACGGCCCTTCGGCCGTCGAGTGTGGCGCATTGAATGTCGTTGCCTTCGATGATCGATTGCAGCATCGCGAGCCGGGCCTTGTCGCACGCTTCGATCCGCGCCCTTCCTTCGAACGCGACGCCGATCTCCGCGCCGAGTGCATTCCATGCCGCGCCGGCTTCGGCGGACATTCCGGGCGTCTTGGCGCATATGCGCTCGGCCGCCTTCACGATGGCTTTTTTCGAGGGTTGCATGTGTCGTCTTCCGTGGTAGGGGCAGAACGATCGGCGGCTCCGGCCGAAATGTCAACAAAAAAGGTTGTCAGATAAAAGAGCGCGGTTTGTGGCCGCGCTCTTCCGTCCTGGCCGACTTACTGGCCGATCTCGCAACCGTCGTCGACATCGTCGAAAATCTCGCCCGTCAACGGATGGTGGCCGATCTGATAGACGTTGTCCGCCGGCTGATGCTCGACGACGACAGGGCGTGTTGCCGCGCCGGTTTCATACTGGATTTCCTGCCAGACCTTGGCGGCCGAGGCGACCAGCTTGTCGGCGGTCACGGACCCCGAAATCGCGCCAGCGCGTGCCAGGATGTAGGCGGTCAAGAATTCTTTCTTGGTCATGGTCGTTCTCCGTTTGCGTGGTAGGTGAGCGGAAGGGTTTAAACCCGGGCCATTGCTCAATCGGCGTGGGAATAGGTGTGAGCCTTGATGCCGGCCTTTTCGAGGATTTCGACAAGGCGTCGGCCGCCTTTTCGAACACGATGCGGCATTGGGTGTGGCGCTTCAGGCCGTTGCAGACATCGACTTTCCAGCCGCCTTCCCAATGCTTTTCGCCGATGCCGGCCGCCTTCAGATGCTTCACGAAAGCGCCGGTCGCCGGCCGGATCACGACGAAGGCATTTCCGCAATCGCCTTTGTCGCCGACACGCTCCAGCATATCGATGCCGATCGAAGCGGAATGGCTGTAGGCGGCTTCAAGGATGCTTGCGGCGTTCATGTCGAAGGCTCCGTTTCGTTTCTCTTGTGTGGCCTAGATTTAGGCCACTTAGAAAACGTCGTCAAGCGGGTATGACAAAAAATTTTGTCACTCGACTTTGCCGCCAAAGAAGCCGGGGAATTTCTCGCGGAGCTTCGCGACCGTCGCCGCCCTTTGCTCTGGCGAGATCGCGGCTTCAGGCTCCGGCCTCGGCTTGGGCAATTTGTCGGCCTTGGCCTTGTGCTCGATATATCGATCGTGCGCCTCAAGCCGACGGACCTCCGCGCATAGCTCGGCGGTCGACGGGCAGAATACCGGGTTGCGGCCCTCGACCTCGCCTCGCATGAAGCGGCCGACCGCCCTTTCAAGCACGCTCAATTCGATGTCGCGGGTTGCGAGTAGGTAGGCGCGGCCCTTGGCCTCGCTGTCACCGGCCGCCTCCGGGAAGGAGGCGAGTAGCATCGATAACAGCGCCGCCCGTTTCTTGAAGTCCAAGTCGTTCATTGGTTTCGTCTCCGTGGTAGGTTTCACGCGCCAGGTCGGCCAGGAAGCCGGAGCCGCGTTGGGTGGTAGGTCCGTTGTTCTGGTTTCGCGACTGGCGGCCCTCGACCCATTCCGGTTCGAAGCCTTGCCAGCCATTCGCGATCATCGCGTCGGCCGCCGCGTCGGGGTTGCTGCATTTGGCGAACTTGCCGGCGAGCAGCTTCGCGGCGTGGTCGGTGAGAGGCTTCCGGATTTTCGTCCGGTGCTTCAGGACGGCATCGGCGGTCGCTCGGCTGAGAACCGTTTCGAGCTCTTGGCGCGCCGTCGGCTTCGGAGGCTCCGTCGGCTTCGGTGGTTTGGGCGCGGCCGGAGGCGCGCTAGAACCGTCAGGTTCTATATTCTGGTTTCTGGCTTCTGGATTAGGCATTGCATCCGCATTGCGCTCGCTATGCGCCTGCATCGAATCGTCATTGTTTTTATTGGGTTTTTGCCAGCGATTTTTTGCGGCCTTGGAATTGCCTTCCGAATTTTTTCGACGGAAATCGAATTCTTTTTCCACGCGGCCGTTCCAAAGACCGCCCTCGACGCGGCGAATTTTGCCGTCGTCGACCAGCATTTCGAGGATCGGCGAGAAGGTCTTCGGCGTGCAACCGCACTGGCGCGCTAAGCGCTCATGGTTCTCCGGCACCGGAGCCGCCCGCTCATACATGAGCATAAGCAGGGTGATGTAGACGCCGATCTCATTCGACTTCATGCCGCGTGTCCCGCCAAGCCAGTCGGACACGAAGAACCGCACATAGGGTTGTTTGGCGTCTTGCGTCATAGGCAAGGCCCCCGCGTCGAAGGTGCTCGGCGGGCGTGAGAATGCATCGTTCGGTGCTTCATTTTGGGCCGTTTCGTGGGTGGTAGGAAGCCGCCCCTTACTCGCGTCGGGACGGATGCGCAATTCACTTTTGACAAAAACGCTTGTGCGCCCGGCAAATGTGACCTTCCAAAAAACAAGGAAGATTGTTAGAATGACATCAAATTTTGCGAAATCAACAAAAATTCTGGTTGACTTTAGATGCCGAACGCGGTTGCCCACGACCTACTCGTTCAACACCGCATAGGGCTGGAGCGCTACGGCGTAGCCCTCAACAAAAAAATCCTGAACAAGCTGAACAAGGTCGAGGCCGACATCGTCGCCAAGCTCTCGGCCATGCCAAGCGTCGGCGCGACCACGGCCGGCCCGAACAACGCCACGCAACAGCATCTTGCGAACTTGCTCGCCCAGGTTCGGGCCACCGCCGTCGAGGCGATGGCCGTCGTCAACTCGACCGTCGAGACGGAGCTCGGCGACCTCGCGGTGCATGAAGCCCAGTGGGCGGCCAACACCTATTCGGCGTCCCTGCCTTTCGCGACCAACTTTGTGACGCCGGCTCCGCAGCTTTTGAAAGCCATCGTTACCACGCGCCCGCTTCAGGGCCGCTACATCAAGGATTGGCTTCTCCAGTATCCCGACCAGATCAAGCAAAAGGTCCACGACGCCGTGCTGATGGGCGTCATGGAAGGCGAGGGCATTCCGGAGATCGTCCGGCGCATTCGCGGAACTCGAGCCCTCAACTATGGGGACGGTGTTCTGCGCGGCACGCAACGCGGCGTCGAGGCTTTGGTGCGGACGGCCGTCAACCACGTCTCAAACGCCGCCCACAAGACTTTCCTCGACGACAACGCGGACGTGTTCGATCGCTACCAGTGGATTTCGGTTCTCGACGCGCGCACGACGCCGGTTTGCCGATCGAGGGCCGGCGCGGTCTACCAGAATTCCCCGAACTCGACGAACCCGATCCCGCCGGCACACGTCAACTGTCGGTCGACAATCGCCCCGATCGTCATCGGCCAGGAAGTCGAGGCGGTGAACGACTACGCGAAATGGCTGGCCGACCAGCCGGACGCGGTTCAAAAGGAAGTGCTCGGCCCGGCAAAGCAAAAGCTTTGGAAGGACGGCCGAATCGCTCTCGACAAATTCGTCGCCGACAGCGGCCGGCCGCTCACGCTCGACCAACTAAAGGCGAACGACGCCGCCGCATGGAAGCGCGCGTTCGGCGACAAGACCGCAAAGCAAGCCGCCCTAGATCCTGGCGCGGTGAAGCGCAACTCGCCGCCGGCCCCAATCCAGCCGGAGGCGGCGAAGACCCTGGCGAAGACCAAGGCCGCCGCGAAGGTCAAGATTGCGGAGAGCGCGGAGGCTATCGCGGCGAAGAAAGCCGCCGAAGCTGAAGCCGCCAAATTGCTCGCCCTCGAAAACGAGGCCAAGGCCGCGAAGGAAGCGGCGGAAGCCAAGGTAAACGCCGGCCTGGCGCGGATCGACGCGGAGGCGGAGCAGGGCGCCCTTAACTTCAAGCAGCCGTCATCGTCGCCGGCCGCGAGCGGCTACGCCAAAATGTACG